GGCCAGGCTCAGCCGCTCCGCGCCGGCTGTAACGTCGCACTTGATTTGAGACAGTTTCTCACTTGATTTGAGACACATTCGTCGCGCCATGATGCGACGCGGCGAGGTGGGTTAGATCGACACGCCGGTGCTCCAGCCGGTGGACTTGTAGACCGACAGGACGGACTCGTCCGCGACGTAGGCGAGCCAGCCGACCTGGGGGACGTAGTAGTCCCACGCGCCGGCTACCCGCGCGGCGACCTGGTTGGTCTTGCCGGCCCATGCGCCGCTGGCGCCGGAGGGGATGATGTACCGGTCGCCGTCGGCCGGGCTGGAAGGCGGCGTGGTGACGGTGCGGCTTGCGACCGCCAGGCAGACGATGGCGCCCAGGCGCTTGAGGTTGGCGTCCATGTCGGCTTTCCAGCCGCTTTCGCCCAGGTTCCATCCGTACTTGAGCCCGAAATTCGGATCCGTCGATGCAGGCATCAGACACCTCCATAGTAGTTGCCCCAGTGCATGCCCCAGCCGGCGCGATCGACCGCGATGTCGTGTCGATACAGGCTCACGAACGTCCCGGCTCCGTCCGTCCGGCTGGCCTCGATCTCGAAGCGCACCCGGCTGTCGTAGTCGGCGCCGTCCGCTGCCGCATCCGCCAGCGTCCACGTCTGCGAGGTGCCGGTCAGGCCGCTCGCGGTGCGGCGCAGCGTCGTCTGGCTGGCGCCGCTGTAGATGCGGATGGTCACGGTCGCGCCGGCTTCGGGCGACACGTCGCCGTCGGTGAACCGCGGCGCCTGCTCGGCCGTCTGGTTCACGCGGTTGCGGCGCGCCCAGGTCACTGCGATGTCGCCTGCGACGGCGGCCGGGTAGTACGACCCGTTGAGCTTGACCTGCCCCGGCGGGTAAGGCCGGATGAACCGCCGCGCGATGGCGCGCGTGACCGTCGAGGCCGAGGAGACGGCCAGCTCGCCGCGGCCCGTGCGCGGCAGCAGGCGCAACTGCGCCGTCTCGCCGTAGACGTACTCCGGCTGCACGTAATGGGCGCGCAGGATCCACAGCCTCGCGCCCGCCGAGTGCGATGCCGGCACGGTGTCCAGCGCGCCGCGGGCGAGCGTGAGCTGTGAGGCGCCGACATCGACCGCCGTGACGACCATGAGCTCGTCGTCGACCAGCGCGAGATCGCCCGCCGCGGCCGCGGCCAGATCGAGCGCGCCGGCGGCCAGGGTGACCACGCTCGGCCCGGCCTCCATCGGCACTGCGGCCGCAAGCAGTCCGGTGGGCGACCACGCGCCGCGACCGCGATCGATCCAGCTTCCGGTGGCGGCGTCATAGGCCACGCAGCGGTAGTCGATCGCGTCCGTCGACGGCCGTGCACCCAGGGCGGCCACCAGCCCGTCATCCGGCGAGATGTCGGCGAGGATCGAGGGAATCTCGCCGACGACCTCCTGGACGATGAGCCAGTAGGGCGTCTCGATGGCGGCCTGGGCCGGGCACGGCGCCGGTGCGCTGATCGGGTCGGACCATCCGGTCGCCGGCGCGGCGGCATAGGCGGCCGTCGGCAGCCCGAAGACGTCCTGGACGGCCTCGATGCGCACACGCCCGTCGCCGTGGTCGCCGTAGCCGATGCGCGCCACGCGCAGGACCATCTCGACGATGCCGTAAGCCGGCCACGAGAAGCGGAAGGCGTCACCCGGCAGCAGCGATGCGGCGCTGCGGTCGGCCGTGAGGCTGACCCGCGCAAGGCCACTGCCGAGCTGACGCAGATCCCGCTGTGCCACGCGGGCGGCGAGCGCGGCCTTCGAGATGCCAGGGTAGGCCACCGATTGCGACACCACACCGCCCTGCGCGGCGATCAGGGCGATGTCCTGCACCGTGATCTGGCGGTCGCTGTCAGCGGCGCCGTCGCGGTAGGTCAGCACCACCTCGTTGATCAGTTCGCCGAGCGCCGGGCGGCTGAACTCCTCCACCGCGATGACCCGGCTGCGATCCAGCAGCGGCAGGTTGGCGGGCACGTAGTCGTCGCGGACCAGTTTCAGCGTGAAGCGTCCGGTGCGCGGGTGCACGTACAGCGCGGCGTCGATGTGGCGCAGGACGGCGGCGATGAACTCCTGGATCGACGTGTCGCGGTCCCACAGCAACGACAGGCCGAAGCCCTCGGTGTAGAGCGTGTCGGCCGCAGCCGTGAAACTCGCGTCGTCGATGTCCGCCGCCGGCCAGCCGAGGCCCCATGTCGCGTCGGTCAGGCACTCGCGGACGATGTGCGCCGGGTTGGCATCGCCCGAGATTTCCGCCTTCGCCGCGTACCAGGCGGACGGGATGCGACGGACGCGGAAGCGCCATGGCTTCACGTACGGATTCATGGCGGCGAGCCGGCCCCGCCACAGCGCCGTCGTCACGCCGCGAAACGCCGGCGTGGAAGCCCCGAACTTGCCCTGCAGATAGGCATCGGGGGCCTGTGCCGGGCCTCCGAACGCCACGGTGAGCGTGCCGTCCGGCCCGCCCTCGCGCTCCTCGCCGCCGAACAGGTCCGGCCTCGAGATGCCGATCGTGCCGTTGGCCGTGAGGTTACCGGTCCACGCGCTCTTGTCGCCGACGATCACCTCGGTCAGCGCATCGACGCGGTGCGCCAGCGCCATGTGCAGGCTCGCGCCGTACCAGTAGCCGATGGTGACCTTCTTGCCCATGTCAGCGCTTGCCCTCGGCGATGTCGGCGACCGCGATGGCCATGGCGTCGCCGGTGGCGCGCAGCCAGTCGGTCGGAATGCCGCGTTCGATCAGATCGCGCCATCCATACTCGCGGCCCTGCAGCCAGCGCCGCACGCCACGCATGCAGTAGCCGGCCGCCCGCACGTGCTCGACCCTGGCGAGCGCCGTCATTTCTTTCCGCCCTTGCGCTGGATCGGCTCGACGGTCACGTCGCCGTACCAGACGACGTTCGGCTGCGACACAACGCGCGTGCCGAACACGACCGGGATCGGCGCATCGGCCGACGCGATCGGAATCCCGCGATCGCCGAGCTGTCCGGGCTGTGCCTCAGGCACCCGCGGGCGCGGCGCGAGCGCATAGCCCGCGACCAGCGCGACGATCCAGACGACGAGATAGCCCCACATGGCCTGCTCCTACGCGATCGCATCCCCGCTGAACGGGTTTTTCTGGGGGATCCACGGCCAGCCGCCGAAGTTGGCGGCATTGCCAAACCGGTTGTGACAGACGTTCAAGGTGCGGTCACAGCCCGCGTAAAGCTCGACCGACATCCCGGCGACGAGCCCGGCCGCGGGATACTGCAGCGTCAGAGACGTGCCGGCGTGCGCCACGATCAGGCGGCGGATCGATCCGGACACCAGCATGCCGGCCGTGTAGTAGCCGTCCGGCTGCGAGCCCGCGGCGTTTACGGTCACGATGGACCCGGACACGCCGGCGACCGTGCCGGAAGCGCGGAATGACGACGCCGAGGCGCCGCAGCCCGCGGAGTACAGCGGATGCCGGCACAGCAGGCCGTATCGAGCACGCAGCCCGGGCCGTTTCAGCGCCGCCGTCAGGGGCTGGCAGCGCAGCTCGAGCCGTGCGCCGACGCGACGCGCGCCGGCCACGCGGCCCTTCCACCAGGTGACGAACTCGCCGGCGGTATCCGTCAGGTGCCGGCGATAGATGGTGACGGACGTCACCTCTTCGTGCGGGCCGGCGAGCCACAGCGCGCCGATCGGATGCTCGCCGGGCAGCGTGACGGTGATTTCGCCGCGCGCGCCGTCGGAGTCGATTTCGGCCGCGGTGCGCGCGACGGGCTCTGGCGCGTAGATCTCGCCCTGGTAGGTCACCGGCACGACGTGCGGCGTGATCGTCCAGCGCGTCGTGCCGGAGACGATGCGGTACAGCTCGATGGGCTGGCCGCCGTGGATGCTCGTTTCCTGTGCCTCGTAGCTCATTGCACCACCAGCCGGAAGGTCGCCTCGAGCTGCACGAGGTCGTCCGTCGCGTACACGAGCTCGAGCGCGTCCGCATCCAGACGTGCGAGACTCATCCACATCAGGCGCCGCACGTCGGAGGTCTGCACGATCACGCCGAGCGCGGAATCGATCGCGATGACCTCGGTGCCTGCGTCGAACTCCGACAGGCCGGTGACGAGGCGGTGATACACGGCCCCGTTTGCCAGCTCCAGCCGCAGCGCGGCGCGCAGCGGATGCACGGCGCCGAGCGTGCGCGCCGACAGCGTATTGGCCACCCGAAGCGACGTGTCGCTCGAGCCCACGGTCTGCACGAGCCGCAGGTCATCCGCCCACGAGGGCAGCCACACCGGATTGCAGCGGCCCGCGCGCGCGGCGGCCCAGCGCTTGATCTGATCGATCGCCGCGCGCCCGCGCAGCGTCCACAGCAGGCGGCGCCGGATCACGGCCGCGCCGGTACGGTCTTCCACGGCCACCATGCCGGCGATCGAATCCAGCACGTCGAGCGTGCGGCCCCACTCCTCGTCGATGTCCTGCGCCCGATCGGGCCGCAGATCGAGCACGGAATAGGCGCCGAAAGACGGCCCGATTTCGGCGGCCGTACGGTCGCGCGCGCGCGACTCGTCCTCGGCAAACGCGAGCTGCGCGCCGACGATGCCATCCGTCGGTCGCGCCAGTCGCGCCACGCCGTCGATCCGCGCCAGCACGCCCGGGCACAACCGGCTGCCGGCCGGCCACGTCCGCTGTGTGGGCAGCGCGAACGTCAGCACGTTGCCGGCGACCGAGGCGATCTGCACCGCCTCCGCATCGGCGCCGCGCATGAGCACCGCGAATCCGCCTGCGGCGTAGTCCTTGAGCGCAGCGTCGGTCACCGTCGCGGATGTCGCGCCGGCGGCGAGCGTCGCGGTCAGCACGTCCGCCTCCCACCACACCGGCAGCAGATACGTGCGCCCGCCCCAGCCGAACAGCAGCGCATCCATGCGCTGCGCGTCGCTCGCAGAGGCGAGCGCCGAATACGCGATCGACCGCCGCGCGTGCGCGCGCAGCCGCACCCGCTGCTCGGTGCCGTCGTCATGCAGCAGCACGTCGGTAGCCCAATTCAAACGCTCTCGTACTGGCTCCGCCCAGTTCGGGCCGAAGCTCCAGACGACGATGCGCCGCCCCGTCACTGCGACCGCCGGCGATTCGGCGCCGAAGTCGAACGTATAGCTCGCCTCGATCGTCGGCGCGCCGGCGGTGGAGGCCGTCAACGTCCACGCGCGCTCGGCCAGCGGCCCGAACGCGATCGGCGGCGGCGGCTGGCCGGACAGCGTCAGGCCGTCGAGCGTACCGGCGGCGAGGATCTGGGCGAGGGTCTTGTTGCCGAAGTGCGCATTCCAGACGTAGACCGTCGCCTGCGTCTGCGTGACGATCGAGCCGAGATCGATGCGCGCCGGAGACACGTGCACGCGGTAATAGAAGTCGTCCGAGTACGACCGCGCGATGAAACCGGAGCGCGCGGCGCCGTTGGCCTCCACCGGGAGGTTGCCCGTGAGCGCGCCGGCGACCGCGCGCGCAACGCTAGCGTGCGTGGCGATCGAGCCGACCCACGCCTCGCTGTAATCGTCCAGGTCGTCGCTGATGTAGCCCGGATCGGTATAACCGGAGTCCGATGACCGCGCGATGAATCCGGAGATCACCGGCATTTACGGCCCCAGATACCGTACGGCCCAGCCGAACGTACCGGTGTGGTCGA